CGTTGAGAATGAGGCCGCCGACGGAGTAGCCCTGGTTCGCGTTCGCGTTGACGCGCCAATCCTCCTGCTCCACGTACTCTTCCACTGTGGAAATCGGGTCGATGTTAACAGTCAAAATCTCGTCCTTTCTACGATGGGTCTTCGATTATACAGCCACGGGGGCCTTGATGGCGGAGTGGTGTTTGTACCCGGCCGATGCGTAAATGTCGCTCATTTCGTATTCGAATATTGATGGCGCCTTCTTGAGGCTGAGTTCTGGGAACGGGTATGGTGTGCGCCCGAGTTGTTCTCGCACAGCCGCCACGTGGTTCTTGTATATGTGACAGTCGCCGCCCGCCCAGATGAACTCGCCTACGTCGTAGCCTGTTTGCTGTGCGATCATATGTGTTAATAGTGAATATGAAGCTAAATTGAATGCCAGCCCCAAAAACAGATCAGCACTGCGCTGATATAGCTGACATGAAAGCCTACCGTTCGACACGTAGAACTGGAACAGAACATGGCACGGTGCGAGGGCCATGGCGTCCAAGTCGCCCACATTCCACGCCGACACGATGTGTCGACGGGAGTCTGGGTCGGCCTTCAGGCTCTCGACCACCTCGTAGATTTGGTCGATGCCCCTCCCATCAGGGGCAGGCCAGCTGCGCCACTGGTGCCCGTACACGGGCCCGAGGTTTCCGTTTGCGTCGGCCCATTCGTCCCAAATGGAGATACCGTGATCCTTCAACCACTTGATATTCGTATCACCGGATAGGAACCACAACAGCTCTCCCTTCACCGCTTTCATCGGCACGAACTTTGTCGTGATACGAGGAAAGCCGTTGTTCAAATCGTAGCGGAGTTGTCGTCCGAAGACGGACAGCGTCCCCACCCCTGTGCGATCCTTCTTCTCTACACCGTGCTTTAGAACGTCTGCGAGAAGAACCTCATACTGCCTGTCGATCGTGTTCATCAAACGAACTTCCTGACCATGTCCGGACGGAACCCGCTCCAATGCGTTTGACCGATCACCACAACCGGCGCTTGCTTGTAACCGAGACCCAACACGAACTGCAACGCATCGTGGTCCTCTGTGATATCGATCTCCTCGAAAGGAATCCCTTTCTTCGTCAGGTCCTTCTTCGTCATCTTGCACTGGACACATCCAGGCTTCGTGTACAGCGTCGCTTTCGTCATACATTCTCCTTTCATCAGTGGGAGGCATGCTCCCAGTCGTCCGCCGGCTGCCCGTGTGCGGCTGTGAACTCAACTCCGTTCCACGTCGTGGACATCAGCTCGGCGATTTTCAGCACTGCCCAGTCTAGCTCCGATTCAGGGATCGAGAAAATCAACTCGTCGTGGATTTGCGCGCGAAGCCAATGAACGAGACGAAGATCACAGTTCAACATACGGATGAGCGCGTCGGTCATGATCTCCCTCGTCCCCGACTGCCCCATGAGCGCCGACGACTGGGTATACGACCGCTCGACGTTGACGCTCATGCGCCGGCCCCACGCGTTGTAGATATAGCCGCTCTCGCCCTGATCCGCACAGTCCTGACGCCATCGCACAACCAGAGGGTAGGCCTCCGCCATCTTCTCGACGAAGTGCTCTGCCACGTCGAGCGGTTGTCCCGACGCCTTGGAGATCGTCTTCGCCCCACCTCCGTAGTTCCAAGCGTGAGAGAGCGCCTTGGCCTTCTGCCGGTAAGGGTTGCGCTTGCGCGCTTCTCCGTCTGTCTCCCAGCCGTCTGGCATGTGCGCCTCGTACTCGTCGTCACCCCAGACGGCGCGGCCCGTGATCTCGTGCGGGTCTGCGCCGGGCAGAAAGTTCTTCAAGTACGCGGGGTCCTGTGCGTATCCGGCGACGATCCTCGCATCCGCGTTCGAGTAGTCGAACGACACCAGTTTACAGCCAGGGTCGGGGATGAAGTAAGACTTCTCCACGGCGTTGTCGCCGCGAGCCGTCCACACAGTCAGGCCGGGCTTCGTCGTCGACGAGCGTCCGGATCGCTGGAGGTCGTCGACCTCGGGGTGAACACGGCCGTCAGGCTGCAGACAATCGATTGTGAGCTGCGCAAGTGAGCGCTGGCCCAGTAGTTCACTCAGTACCTTTCCGAAGGCCTCAGCGTGGCTTCCGTGGCCCCTCAAGAGGTCTTGTACGACGCTGCCGGATAGCTGAAGAGCGCCCGTCGGTGTGCGGGGCCACTCGGGGTGTGTAAACTCGTCCACGCCGAACGCAGCCAGGGCATCGAGGACGCACTGCTTGCCTTTGGTCGTACGCCACGGCTGCTTCGAATCGAGCGGCATGCCCACCGACCGGTGCAGGTAGTCGAGCAGTTTCTCCTTTCTGTCCGCCAACTCGTAGAGCCTGTCGTAAGCCTTGTCGGCGTCGATGAGGAAACCGTTCCTCGACATCTGAGCGTTGATAGCGGCCTTCAGCTGCTCACGCCAATCGTACTCATCTACCTCATGACGAAGCAGGAGCTCCTTGAAGATACCCCTGAGTACCACAACATCCTGCTCGGAATACTTTCGGAACGTCGGGTCGTCGAGCGGGATCAGTCCGAAGTCGAGATCGGCGACCTTCGTCCCTGGAGGGTTGAACTGCTTGGCGAGGTCCTTCAGATCCATGACCTTTCCTTCCAGTCCCAAGTGGTGTGCGAGGTTGTCGAGGGACAGCCATCTGCGCACATTCGAAGGGCTGAGATCGGTGACGACTCGGCGCCCCGCCCTGTCCAGGTAGACGGACGGAGCGGGGTAGGCGATATTAGCCAATACCATAGTGTCGATGACCTTGCGGGCCATCGTCATCCGTAGCGGCTCATCGCTGTCCTTGCCGAACAGTACAGATAGATCGAAGTTGTGGCCGTTGTGGATCACCACGCCATCGGCTCTCCGAATAGCGTCCATAACCTCGTCGTAGTCCTCAGTCAAGACGACCGGGCCCTCACCCCACGCGTACTGACCGAGGCGGAAGAATTCACGCGGCGACATGGACCAGCGTTTCTCGACGCCGTGGGACTCGATATCTAGGAAGAGGATCTTCGACCATTCTCCGCCGAACGGCGACGACCATGCGCCGTTGTCCAGAAGATAGCGTCGCACAACACCGGCGAACCATTGGGCTGCCGTGTCGATGCCGCAGTCGTCCCACGGTTCGAGGTCGAAGACGGCGGCCCCTTCCTCGGTGTCGGACCACTCGTAGTCGAGGGGCCCGAGCTCCGGACTGGCGGCCACGGCCACCTCCTTGAACATCTCGATGTCGCCGGATGCCAGATAGAATCGCACAGTCCTCACTCATCCACCACCATCGTGTAGAACCAGCCCTTAGATTTCTTACTCTTACCTTTGCCTCGAATGTATTCGAGCTCGACCGGACCGGAGATGAGACCCCTGCCTCGCAGTGAAGAGATGATGTTCTTGTACGTCCACTCATCCAACTCGGGGAATTTGTCCCGGACTTTCGTGCACAGGATGGCGTGGTTCGCCTTGTCGCAGTGCGTGCGAATGAACGTCATGACCGACTCCTGTTGCTTGACGTAGTGACTCGCCGTCACGTCGTTGAGCGCCTTAAGCAGGCACCGCACCCAATGGTTGGCGTAGTAGATGGCGTTCAGCATGTGCGTCTTGGTGATGACGCCGTCATCTCTGTCCATGAGACTGAACAATCCGGCGACTTGTGGGACGGTGATGCACAGGCGCCGGAAAGCGGATTCGAAGATCGACGACTTGTCTTCGACGATGTCGAAACGCTGAACATTGAGACACCACGTCTCATAGCGGTCGAGCGCCTCGTCGTCCACGTCGAGGAGAATGCGGTTCACGTCGATCGCCCTTTCCTGAAGTCGCTGCTCTACGTCGGGCACGTCGTCGGTCTTGTAGCACACACGACACAGCTGGTTAACTCGGCTAGCCAACGTGTGCGCGAGCTTCTGCGCCTTCCTGTCGCGATCCTTGCTGTTGCCGAACTTCCGGCGACTGTTGAACATGGCGGCGATCTTCGGCTTGTCGTCGATCTTACATTCGTTGTCTTCTTCGATGTACGTCACCCACGTGAAACGGGTGAGGAACCCGTTCTTGAAGTTGCGCATTTCGAGAATGTCGATCGACTCATCGTAGATTCCTGTGAGGATGACGTTGAGGTGCGCGTTGGCACGATCTACACCTTCAGTCGTGATACGACGAGTCATCTCGACTTCGCCGCTGAACAGCTTGCACAGGCCAGCGTCGAAGCCATTCCACGACCCTCGGTTATCCATGATGTCCCGGAACTTATCCTGAATCTCATCGAGCGCCATATATGTGGGCGTGTTGTGGAAGGGAGCTATGTCACGCTTCATAGCCTGAATAGTGGAGTCGCTGGCCACCTTGATGCTGTTGGTGCGCCCGACCAACGTACTGCACGAATCGATGACGGTCTGGGCCCCGTTAACCGCGGTTGTCTTATGCGCAGTGCCCGAGGGCCCGAGGATGAGCGGCCAGAAGCGAAGCCCCTGCTCGTCGTCGCCCGTCGTGTTGATCGATCCGAAGGCGCCGATCGTGGTGGCCATCGTCACCAGCCCGAGAGCGGCGTGGTAGGCGTCCGCAGTGTCCGTCACTGTACGACCGTAGTCGATGTAATCCTTTACGAACGTAGGGTTGTCGCCGCTCTCGATGAATGCCACTTCGTCGTCGGTGAGAAGCTGTATCTCGCCCGTTTGGTATTCGCGAATGGCATTGGCGAAGCTTTCATCTCCGAGAGCGATCCCGTTCTCGTCGAGGTGCGTGAAACTGTCCTTGTACTCCTTGCTGAACTTCTCGACCTCCTTCCACGTGCACAACTCCCAGTTGTCGCGTTTCGGAATAGCGTGGCCTTCCTTGGTCTTTCGGCCGGCGTAGACGGGGTTGTACTTATTGCAGTGTGCGCGGAGCATCAGCTGGTACACCTCATTGTCGGTGAACGTGGACCGGAATAGCTCCATCTGGAATTTCTTGGCCGTCTGGGACCAGCTCTGGCGCCCATCCTCTATCTCGTCGAGGTACATAGACCGAAGAGACTGCGTCTTGAGCTTGTCTTCGATGACGCGAAGCTGCTCGTCGTCGCACATCGGGGGTGCCTCTCCGACCTTCTTCGCCTCTTCAAGGCGCACAACCGGATAGGACGACTTGAGCTCGCCCAGCGTGTAAACGGCACCGGTGTTCTCCACCACGCGCACAGGGTAGTCGGCTCCGTACTTCGTGTTGACGGAGCCCGGCACGCGGAGCAGCTTTGACGCCTGCCAGCCGGAGTCGCAGCCTTTGTCGCGGTGCTTCTGGTAGATGGACCTCGCAACCTCTGAGCACTCGGCTAGCGGATGAGGCTCGTCGAGGACCCACCAGCAGTGTGTGCGATTCCTCGATGTGCGCACAACAAAACTCGGCTCGACATCGAACTCACTCGGAGGGCAGGTGTCGGCCTCAGCCCACACGACACCGCACATGGCGCCTTCGTCGTCGCCAGAACGGCTCTTACCGGTGAACACGCCGACCGAGCAGTATGTATTCTCGTCTTCGCGCATCGACAGGTAGCGCTGTGCGAAGTCCCGCTTCGCCGGCCACTCGACGAATTTGCTTTTGACGGTTTCCTCCTCGTCGAGGGGGTCCATCGTCACGATGTTGACGTACCCCTCGATGTCGCCGTAAATCACGTCCAGGAATTCTATTGCCTCCATTCGTTAAGTCCTTTCACTCCATATAATGTGGGTTATATTCTGCCTTAGAGAGCAGGAACGGCCCCTTTGGGGCCGTTCCTTACTCCTCTCTTCTACCCGATGCTAAACTTCCTCGTCGTGTCCCGAGCCGGCTGAACCTTAGCCGAGGGTGCGTCCTGGACGACCTTGGGCTTCAGCGGCTCACCGAGCTGCTCCAGCTCGCGTTTGCCGTCGTCCACGTAATAGGTCTCGACCGTCGCGTTGACGTAGCCTCGATCGTTGTGGCGGTTCCCGATTTTGACGAGGACCGTCTGGTCGGGATCGACGAGTTCGGTTTCATCTTCGGGGATCAGGAAGCCCTCATCCGGGTCGTAGGCGCCGACGGCCTCCCAGAAATTCGGGAAGCTGTAGTTAAGCTTGCCGTTCTTCCAATGCGGCTGAAGCGGGACGTTGAAGTCCTTGACGATGGCGCCGTCGTAGTCGTCGGTCGGGCCCTCGATGATCTTCAAATCGACGACGAGACGCGGCAGCCCTGCATTGGCAGCGGATTTGTATTCGCCCTTCTCCACGTCGCAGATGATCGCCCGGTAGACGCCGGGCGCCGGAACCTTGACCGCCCCGCCGCGGCCTCCGAAATGACCGTCAGCTCCGAGAGCGGACTTGAGTTCCTTGTCGTCGAGTTTAAATGCCTTATAAGCGGGTTTGCGTACCATAGTGTTCTCCTCTCTCAGTGGTTGTCGCAAAGCTTCCAGAGCTTTTCGATGGTCAGGTCCTCCACGAATGGAGGAAGGTTGAAACGGTTCTTAGCCCCAATCGTCCGGGACGCGAACATCTGCGCTTCCGTGTGCGACTCTCCGGTCTTCCGATCGGTGTCCAGTGACAAATGTACCACCACGTCGGGCGTCTGTCCAACCTTAGCCCGCGAACCGGAGCCGCGCCAGGCGAAGTCGGCCACACCGTTGTCGTCGGTCTTCTGGTGGACGACGAGGATGGACAGCACCCCGGCGTCCTTCAGAAGCGGGAAGATCCCGTTCGATCCAGTGGTCTTCTTCGCGGCCTCAGTCCAAATGGCGAACTTGTTGGGGTTCTGTTTAGCCATCTCGACGGCTTCGAAGTGATCCGCACACCAGTCGTTGTAGACGTTGAGCGGGTCAATCACGATCGTCTTGTACTCACGGGGCATCTCGCCTGTGAGGAACGCCACGAGAATGCGGTCCGTGTTGTGGATCCATCCTTCCTCCTTGGTCATGCCCCCCGGTATCGGCATGTTCTTAGGGCGGACAATGTCGATGTTCTCCGGTGGAACGTCGCGAGTGACTCCTGTCGTGCTGCCTTCGAGGTCGAGATACAGCACGGGCGAGGTAGGACCGAACTTAGCCGCCGAGGCTGCGAACGTCGTCTTCCCCTGGCCGTAGTCGGAGTAGACGAGGATCTGCTCGGGTTTGCTGAGTTCGTCGGGTTTGATGATGAATGATTCGATGTCGAAATCTGTCATTCGTCTTCTCCTTTCTCTTGACGGATGTAAAGCTGTTCTGTGCTCTTAAGACACTGAAGATATTCCTCTGCCGAAGCCAGCGATTTCACTCTCTTCGGATCCAGCTTTTGAACATAGCAACGTCGAAGCGTATCTCCAGATAGAGCCTTTTCAGCCTTCGATATATCGAAACGATGAACCTCCCTTCGCGTAACTATGTACGGCCCGGCTACACCGGACTCGCCAACTTGAAGCCGTTGCTTGATTGCTGCTGCGAGTTCCTTCTTCCTCTCTTCGAGGCTGTCGATGAGCCCTGATATATAACCGTACTCCAGTATATCGTCTTGTTCTTTCACGTTGCACACCCCCGGTTATTTGTCCTTCTTAATGGCCAGCACGTTGCAGCGGTAACAACCGGGATACGACGGGAAGTCCGTGAAGCCGTCGCACAGGGCGTCGATGATGTGCTGCCCGCGCTGCCACACTCGCTCGGCCTTTTCGCGGTCATAGTCGAGTGTGAAGATCTCCACATCGGACACTTGCGAAGCGTCCCTCGGGATGAATACCACCTTGATCTTACGCACCGCCCCCTCTCCGTCTCTGCGCTCCTTCCCGAGCGCATAGAGGTGGGTCTGTGCGACGTAGGCGATGTACTTGGCCTTAGCGCTGTCACCCGTCACGTCCGGCACGTCGCCGTGCATCGAGAACACCGCGCTGAGCGCCTTCAACTTGGATCGAGTGGTCGTCTTGTAGTCGACGATCGTCCCGTCCTCTGGGTCGTAGGCGTCGGCCGTGGACCTGATCAGCCCGTAGTTCTCATAGAGCCCGAGCTCGAAACGCTGCTCCAGCTCCCACTTAGGGAAGAGCCGCTTCGCCCAGTACTCCAGGCCGCGGTGGATATCCGTTCCGATCCTCGCGCCCATGACGAAATTGGACTCCCGCATCTCGCGCGGCACGAGCTCCACTCCGCTCTTGTCCTTGATACCCGGAAGGATGTCCTCGGCCAGGCACAGCGCACACGGGTTGGAGAGGTTCGATGCCCCAACCCGGATCTGCTTGTCCCTACGGGTCTGCGGCGTGAACAGTGACAGTAGTTCGTCATTCCTCATACCAGTTGAAGCTCCCAACCCTTGTTGACGGCGAAGTTGACGATGTGCTTGCACTCAATGACAGCGGGTGTGTCACCCGTGTTGTGCAAGATGATCGGCCCGTCCTTGTACTTCAGTGTGGTGTGCGGTTCCAGAGCGGCTCGTTGGGTGTCGTGCTGATTCCACACGTGTTGGATGAACGGAACGGGGGCGAAATAGAGCAGCTTGTTCTCCATGAGGTTGCGCATCTCCGCCAACCCGAGACAGTACTCTGCACCGTTAACGTCCAACCACTTCTCAAGAGCGGGAACGTAAGCATATTGCTTATCGAGGCTATCGAACAGCACGGGTGCCCCCTTCAATCGCTCTTTAATGTAGTCGTCCATTTCGTTACTCCTTTCTCGTCTAACCGAGAACGACAGCCTCTTCGGCGCTGAACCCGGCGTTGTTCGACTCGAAGAACTCATCATAATGCTCGTTATACCCAACGCGGCAATCGAACAGGTCGAGCGACTCCACAGGGTACAACTGGTAGCCCCTCGCCACGTACAACTTCAGATCGCCGTACTTAGCACGGGCCTTCTCAAGATCGTCGATAAACTCCGAAATCGTCATGGTGTGTTCCTTTCTCTCAATTGGCTTGTGGTTAAACGGTACAGGCATAGCCCCGGCCGTGCAAGTCGAGGCTATGTGAGTTGCGTCACTTGTTCAGCGTGACCCTGTTGGCCTCCGCCTGGCCGGCGAGCCGTTGGAACGTGCCGTCGTCCATCGTATCCCTCGCCTGGAAGTAATACCGGACGATCCGCTCGGCCGGCTGGCCCATACGGTTCAAGCGTCCCTTCGCCTGTTCGCACAGCATCCCGTTCAGGTCTTCGTCCAGCCACACCTCGACGTGGCACACGCGCTGCAGGCCGTCCAGACCCTCGGCTGCGGCGCCGATCGTGCACAGCAGGACCTGCACATCCCCCTCCGTGAAGCCTGCAAACGCCTCGCTTCGGGCCTTAGCGGTCTGTGCGCCCGTGTACAGCGCTGTCTTAGCGCACACCCTGTGCGCCACGGCATTCGCGAAGCGCTGGCTCGATGTGAACACCAACACCTTGTCATGTGCGTGGTATTTCTCGATCAGCGCGTTCAGCATATCCAGCTTTCTGGACGGGCAACCCGGGTCGAACGTGACCGAATCCATACCGGTTTCGGGGTCGTACACCATACACGGCTCTCCCAACGTCACCTGCCTCAAGCGCAACAGCTTAACCAGCGGGATCGATGCCACGAGCAATCCGCCCTCCACCTCGGATATCAGCTCGTATTGCAGTTTGTCATATATATCGCGCTGCTTATGAGTCAACTCGCACTCGACGATACGGGTGTCCACCGGCTTCCTCTCGGCGGGCAACCCAACCACGCACGGTAAAGAACGGAGGAAAGCCCCCGGCTCCTTCTCAGCAACGATCGTCTCTATCTCTTGCAGCCTACCGTACCTGTCGTGGATCCAACTGTTTTGAACAATGCACCACCTCGCTTTCCAGCGGTGGAACGCCCCCTCCACGTACAGCCAATCTCGCTTGTCGTGGGACAACGGCACCCTGTGCGGATCCTCCACGTTCCACCACAACCAGCGGCAAATCGACCACAGCCCCTCGAATCGGTTGCCTTGAGGCGTGGCAGACATCGCCAGCTTGAAGCCGGCATTCCGCAGGCTCCACATGGCCTTTGCCCGACCTGACTTGCGGTTGGATGCCGACTGCACTTCGTCGTATACCACGAAGTTCGGCTTCGCTTTAGACCACGGCAGAAGGTTTTCTTTACCCTTTTCGACGTTCTTCGCATTGTAGTCGGACAGACCTAAATACTCCCTGCCGACGTAGTAAACGCCGGGGACCTTTGTTCGAAGATCATCGAAATAGTCGAGGTGCTTCGACTCGATGCGCTTGAACGGCAGATCAACCCCCTGCCGAGCGAACGTCGCCTTCCACGCCGCTACTATCTGCGGCTTCGCCGGGCCGACGATCAACGTCGTCGCCGGGGTGAGCCGCTTCATTACTTCCACCGCGCACAGGGTCTTGCCCGTTCCCGTGTCCGACACGTCCAACGCGGCACGGAAGCCGTCCCGCTGTGCGACGACGGCCTCCACCTTCTCCAGCTGCGCCGGGGTGAGCTTCAGAGGAGTCACGCCCGCACCACCTCGAACTTCGCACACGACACGTCGATCGACCTCACCAGGATGTCCATGTTCAGCCCGATCGAGAACGCCTTGATGTAGTACTTGTCGGCGTCCGCCTTGCCGTCCTTGTCCTTCGTCAGGAAGAACTCGACGCCGTCGTAGATCCGGCGACACCACACATAGCCCTGGCTCTTCAACAGGCCCGTCACAGAGCCCTCCGGGCAGTCCTCGCCCTTCGCATGGAACGGTGGGTCGTAGAAGCGGTCCACAGTGTGCCGCGACGCGTCGTAGTAATACCCAGACGGAGCCACATCGGGGTTGATCGGCGGGCCGTCCTGCTTGACGAGGATCAAGCGGATCCCGTTGCATGTGTAGAACACCTTTCGCTCCGACGCATAGCCGATGCTGATCGCACGGAACGGCTTTCCCGCCGCATCCTCGACCAGCTCCTTGTGCGATCCGTGCATTGCTTCGCGCGACGTAGGCACGTACTCTATCGTGTCGTCCGCATTCACGGCGAACCACCCTTGAAGCTTGCCCTTCTTTCCGTAAAGCAACTGCCTCACAGCTTGCCCTCCTGTTCTCTCCTGGCCCGGCGCTCGAACGAGTCTTCCCCGCCTATCACGCCGAACAGCCTTTTCTGTCCTTTCTCCACACGGTCTGCATAATCTCTGCATTCGAGTCGCACAGGGCAGATCGAACACACCCACTTGGCCCGCGCATAATAGGGGTCGTCCTCTACGTCGGCCCCCTCGCGGGGGGCGAAGAAGAGGTGCATGCCGATGTCGCTCTTCTTGCAGCGCGCTTGCTTGACCCATTCCTCGCCCCCCCAGATGTCCGCTATATCCATTACCGCGCGTCGGACCGCCTCACGAACCGCGACAGCTTAGACGGCGTCGGGCCCTCCTGATTCACATAGTGGCCTCGCACATCGTAGGGTTTCTCGCTCGCCGTCATGATGTCGAAGAACCCCACCTGGGCGATCGGCTCAACGCCCATCGTCGCAGGGTCCCGTCTATGATGCGTCACAGGAAGCCGCAGCGGGTACTTGCCGACGTTGTAGAGCTCCAAAGTAATCGTCCCCTTGAAGCCGGGATCGACGAATCCTGCTGTGATGTGCGTCATCAAACCGAGACGTCCCCAACTGGACCGTCCTTCCACTTTCGCAGCCACATCAGAGGGAATGTTGAACCATTCAGACGTTTCCCCCAACCACAGCTCGTTAGGAGGCAGCACGAAGTACGGAACGGCGTCGTCGTGATAGATCAAACCCCGTCGGTGCGAGTCAAAAGGATCGACTAGATATGGACTCAAGTGCACGTCGTAGCTCGCCGGCTGCAGGCTGTCCTCATCGAATGGATTCACCAACGGTCTGCCGTCACCATAGCTCAAAGCAAATTCTCGAATGACCCTATCAGATAACATTGAACGACAGCTCCTTCCTGTCCAATATGTCCCGGTCGATCTTGAATGCCACGACCGGCTTGTTAGCGTTCTTGTCTTCTTCGCTCACCTGTGCGCACACACACAGGACGGGGTCCGCACCGCCGCGGTTGACGAACACGTCACCCACAGTGAACGGTACGCGTTCGGGGTGGATGCGCACACGCAAAGCGCCGTTCGTCACGGCGTCGTAGTCGTCGTCCAAATGCAGGCACAACCCGCCGTCCGACGCCGACACGGACTGGACGCGAGAGCCTACCAGCGCCTCCCTCATATGGGAGACGAAGACCGGTAGCGGATCGGTCGGCTGGAACAGCTTCTCGTCCTTACTCATCGGCCTCGTCTCCGTCTTTGAAAAGCAGCTCGACAGCATGGCCCGCTGCGGTTTCGATGTATATCGCGTCCCCTTGGTCGAGGATGTGTTCCACCGGCGAGTTCACCGCCAGCCAATCCACGAAAACCCCTGTCAAGCCGTCGGCCTCCGCCGTGAACACCACGCCTTTAGCAAGCAGAACGTATTTCTTATACTGATTGATGTTCATCGAGCTGTGCAGGTTCTTACCATAGAGCTCACCGAGCAGCCAGTTCTTCCTCGTAAGGTTCTTAAGGGTAACGTGTGCGATGACATTGCTGTCCTCGTTGAAGAGCATGACCTGCTTGAAGTGGTCGTGGTAGTTCACGTGGTCTACCTCGACGTCGAGCTTGTTCAGGCCGTAGTCAACGATGCCATAACCATACCCCTTCCGTCTGTCCATCGGAAGCGCCACGTGGCTGGACAAGCTGTTGAAGAACAAGTGGCCGTCTCTCACCTCCATACCCACCAACGGGAACCCTTCAAGCCTTTTCAAGGCCTCCACGTAATCCTGCGGTTTGTCGAAGCTCATAGTGTATTCCCCTTTCTCTCGTTTGCCGCGTGCGTCAAGCCTATACGGAAAGGGCGGGGGCTGTCAAGCCCCCGCCCTGTGAAATACATCACTATCCGTTACAGCGTGGTGCGTTTGTGAACGGACGTCAAACGACGCAAACCCGTCGAACAGTTGTTCTCTTCCCACGCGTCGCAGATCGCAGTGCTCCGAGCCGGCTTCAACGTCAAGGAGCCGTCTACCTCCCTCCGCAGCCTGCAGATAGCCCGGGTCAGTGTGCTGCCCTGACCGGGGTTGACGCCCTCGTCCACGGGGGAGAAATCGCACAGCCACACAGCGCCGATGTCATCCGACCGGGACAGCGTCCGCCACGGGTTCGTCTCCTGACCTTCTACAACAGGCGGAAACAACACCGCATCGTACAAAGACACGCGCATGTGCTCCATATATGCCTGAGGGCTGTCGAACTCCATCACGTGCATGTCACCGACCGTCACATAGAAACGGTCGAAGAAACACAGCACCATGCGGAAACTCGACGAATCGAACACCCGCACACCGTGCAGCTTATACGGATCCAGCGGTTCCACAAACACCGGAATATTATCAAGCCCCTTGAGAGGAATCAGACTTACAGTGTGTGCGGTGTTGTCCACATGCAACACGCCGTACATCGAACCCTCGAAACGGATGTAATATTCATTCTCACTCCGGCCTTGACCGGGCGGAATTAACTTCAAACCCATCTCCTTTCGTCTCCTCTCAAACTAGCCCAAATAGAACAAACCGATCGTCTCATGATGCGGATACAGCATCACCCTCAGCCGCTTCGTCAGCGGGTTATAACGGGACATGTACTGCGCCTCGCCCCCCTTAACAGCCGTTGTGCCATCGGCCCTGTAATAGCGCACAAGGGGGGCGTTGGGGTTGCCCTCAGTGAGCGGGTCGTAGGCGTTCGCAATCGCCCTGGCGATGTCTCTGTGCGTCACCGGTCAATACACCTCACATGATAGAGGCGAATGAAATCGTCCTTCTTCATTGCGAGAAGACAAGTAAGCGCATCGCCGCCCCTCTCCGTGTGAACGTGAACACTCTTGCCTTTCGAGTCATAGGACAACCACACGTTATGATAGAGCGTCCTCCGCCCGACGCCCGGCTCATCCGGCACAGGCTGAACCAGGTCCGCCTCCACTTCGCCGAACAGCATCTCCGTATACGGGTTCCGCTCGCCGTCCTCCACAGTGAACATGTTATGCCAGTCCTCCGGCACCAGCTCCTGCAACACAGTGTTGTAGCACATGTCGCACGGCAGGCGGTGATGTGACAGCAGAACGTCACCATAAGGGTTCGTGTACGGCGCTGCCTCGTCACACGTCGTCAAGTCCTCGCCGGGTTCCAGTATCTCGCCGAAACGCGAACTTGACGTGTCCACGCACACGAAACCACGATTACGAATGTATGCGCACAGGTAGTCGTTTTGGTCATAGAACAGCATTTTCTTTCATTCTCCTTTCAGTCAGATAGGCTCGACGATCGTATCGGCCCCGGTGTGCGTCTCCTCGACGACGCTCACCGCATCGACTTCCAACCGAACCTCCCCTGACGCATCGGCGGAGAGGACGACGGAACGCTCGTCCAAACCATTTACAAATAGTGAAAGACACGCACAGCCCCTCGGGGGAGGCGGACACAGCGACCCTCTTCACGTTATGGTCCCGTGCGAAACCGAACCGCACGCTGCCTTTGTCGAAGTCGGTCTTAATCGAGGCCAGCTCTGCATCGCCGACGTCGTCATGCACTCCCACCCGTCCGTGTAGCGCTTCGTAAGCGACGCCACCCTCTGGCGTGTACTTCGTTCCTATCATTTCGTAGCCTCATTTCCTTCCGCAGAGCGCGGGGCTCCGGGTTGTTATTGTGTTACAGCAGCTCGTCGGCTTCGCCGTCTGTGTAGGGCCTGGCCGCCGAGACGAGCTCGGTGAACGGCGCCATCAGGCTCACCGTCACAGCGACAGGCCCGTACTCGATAGCAACCGCGGTGATACGACGCCCGAACTCGCAGTCAGGGCCCACCTGCACGTCGGCGAACGGAAGGGCACCCACAGGCACCTCCCGGGTTTTGTTCCATTCGTCGGCGTCATTGTCCATGTTTTCGATAATCGCATAGAGCCGGCCGTTCTCCGCATGGCGCACACCCATCAGCTTCTCGTCGAACAGCGGCTGGTAGAGCTTGCTCACCCTGTCGGTGCGAGCCTTCATGAACTCTTCCTCCGCCGCGTTGCAGAACCGCACGGTCGAGCCCTCGCCAGAACAGATGTCGATTATCGTGGTCGCAACCCTGTCTCGCACATCGGAGTAGAGCTCCACTGTGTGCGCGTCGAAAAAGTCAACGACCTTGTCGATAGCAGGTGTAGTCTCCATAATACGCTCCTTTCTCTCGCTCGCGACGGTTCCTTCCGCCGCTGTAGTCGCAGTCTACAAGCACCGGAGCCAGCACGTCAAGCCGACGGGTTATGGTGTACATCACAGCGCCCCCATTACGGTCAGCCGCTCGACGACGTCTGCAGCCACAGACCCAGGCGTGTCCCTCTCCCTGTCCACCACCACCGGAACAAGCGTCCTGCTCCCAAGCGCACACTCCACAACCCGGCGGTACGCCCCCGTCACGGCCACCGGGTCGTAGTCCTCCGCCGTGCCGTTGTTCGCCCCGTAGTCCGGATCCGTCAGCTCAAGGGGGTCGCGGGGCAACAGCACGAACGTCGTCAGCGGAACGCGATTAAGCCAGTTCAGCGTGAGCGCCGCATTCTCCGAGATCCTTTCATTTCGCAGCGAGGCGTACACCGCGGTGCTGAGCGCCCACCTGTCCAGAATGTAAAGCGTCCCGGGCTGTTCTCCGTTCGAGGCGGTAGTCGGCGTGTCCGGGAACAGCACGGGCTCCGGCCTGGAGGAGAGCCAGTTCTCCATGTCCCTCGCGTAGTCCTCCGCCGTCAGGCAGTAGCCCCCGTTGACCGCGCATGCAGTCAGCACGTCCGTGGGGAAGTGCCGTATGCGCACAGTGAAGTGAGAGGGGGCGTGGTCGGGCTGAGTGCGCTTTCGCAGCAGCTCTTTCGCAGCTGCTGCAACGGTCGACTTCCCCACTCCGTCGGGCCCCTCCAAAGCTATGTACATCGCGGTCATCCCTCGCTCCTTTCATCTGTCGTCTTCCGTTTACTTTGCAACTGCGGCGCGGGTGTGCAGGCTATGCCCGTCGCACACCCCTCCTCCGAGAACGCCTCGAACCACGTGTAGTCCTCCACGGCGGTCCACACTGTATTCGTCGTCGGTTTACCCGGCCACAACACATGGTAATCGGGTATGGGTGCGTCCTCATCGATTACAGTTTGGGGTGCTATCCCGTAGCCTAAGTCACACTCGCATTCCAGCGGCAGGTCCTTGTGCACAACCGCATCCACTTCTATCAGGGGGTTGGAGAGCCTATCGCACAGCTCCAACGTCGCCTTCATTGGCCTTGTGCGCACACGCACAAGGCCCACCGTGAAGGGTTTCCGCTCGTCTTCATGCGGCTGCACGCATATCGAGTGCGCAAAGGGGCTACGGCCATACAGCGTCAGAGGGCCGGAGCGCACAGTCCCGTGGCAGTCCATCGCGGCGGGTTCTATCGTGCGGCCTGGAAGCGTCGCCAAGAGGGCGATGTCGAAAAGGGCTACGATTGTCATGCTACATCGCACCTCCTTCCATGTCGTCTACGCCCTCCAAGTCGTCCAAGCAGAACGGCCATCCACACACCGCCAGGTGCGGGTTCAACCCAGTCGCTTTTATTAGGGCCTTCGCAGCGTCTCTCGGGGTCAAGCCACGAGCGTCTACCACTCTAGCCTCGTCGGTGCGGGCCATCGCGTGAAGCGGAGGGGTGTTGTTCAACACGATGTGTGTCCTGGCCAACGCGGGGCCGATGACGTGTGGCATGTACATAACCTGCAGGTCGCAGTAGAAGCCGCCCAGTCTTAGGGTCAGCCACTTGCGCACAAGGGTTTCAACGTCGGGTGCCATGTTGCAGGCGAATACCCACCTGTGAATGTCTTTTTCGGCAAGGCAGGCTTGCTGGCGCTGCATGTTGTTTACTCCCTTCCTCTAATGCTTTTTGCCATCTTTACCGCAGCCCGGTACTCGGGCCACTGCTTCTCGTAGGGTCTGCCGTCAGCGTCCCAGTAGTCCTTGTAGCTCAGTTGGGGGTTGTCGGCTATGAATTCGGCCAGTCGGATGTAGAAGTCCTCCTTGAAGCGCTTGGCTCGCGCTTTGCGCTCCCTCTTCAGGGGGTCCGCCGGGTTCTTTCCGCGCAGGTCCACGCTCGACAGCGGGTTCGATTTGAACTCGCGGAACATAAGCCTCAGACGCTTACGCGGAGAGGCAGTGGGGTCTTCTGCGGGGTCGCACAGGACATCGCACAGGGAATCGGGGGTGGCAACCAGCACGCCGAATACCTTGAGCGCCGCCTCCAACGCGCCGACGTCCGTATGCGCGTCGTCTGGGACGACCAGCACCAGTCTGTCGGCGTATGCGGGATTGAGAACGATTCTCGACCCGTATTCCATTTCGGCGCGCATACGGAGGTCTTGCGCACACAGATTTTCGTCGGCGACCTCGATCGCCACGGTAATCCGTTTCATCTCGATTTCTCCTTTCACTCGAAAATACATTTTCGATCGGTTTCGACTCACATTTCGCGATCTATTTCAACTCGATTTCTAGCATAAGGGGGGATCGATTTCAAGTCAAATCGTCGAATGTGAATTTGGTCACAGTGGTGTTGTGAGGGGTTGTGTTATAATCACGCGCCCGCGCGCACACAGGCTCGGCGCACACCACAAAGCGGCGAGCTGCCGCGGTTTCGGCGCCGAGCCCGGCACCGGCCGAGGAAAATTCTGACAGTGACTGTCAATTGACAGTGACTGTCAAAATTTCGATACATTTTTGTATTGAGACACTGTGTCTCACCCGAAAATACTCCTAACACACCACCCCCACACAACTTACTAACACATTATATCTGTATCTATATACTATTAAGATATATTCCTTAATTCTACAAATTTTACTCTATAACTCTGTTGTTATCTAGGCATATATGCCTCATGTAGAGGCGGGTCCCACACCGCCGAATCCGCACTTCTTGCCGTTTGGTGCCGTTAGAGAACAACGTGTTTTGCGTCTGTTCAGTTTTGTCACATCCTTCACACGCCTCCGTCGCGGGGGGGCTGTGCGCCTGGGGTGTGCGCCCCCTCGCGGGCCCAGTTGCGCCTCAGCGTCACGAGGTTGCCCTCTGAGGCGTTTTCAGGGTCGCCCTGGTAGGGTCGCTAGGGTCGGGGGCTGAAATCGCCTCAGAATCGATCCTCGTGCGTCTGAGGGGGTGCCGCTCCACGGCCGGGCGCTGTGTGGTGTGCGCCTCAGGACTGTCCGTTCCGCCGACCGCCGTTCTAATTTCCTTTATCTTTGAGCCCCGAAATTCAAAAATGGCCCTCTTTGTACCCGAAAACTGCCCCCGAAAATCGAAAAGGGGCCTCTTTGTAACGTTTAATGACAACCTTTACCTACGTAACCGTAAGTTACTACTACGTAGCAGTAGGTTACGTTTGGGTAGGTTACTGTAGGGTAACTTACTGCCCTGTAGCTTACCTCGTGGTAAGTTACTGTGACGTAGGCGAATGTTACCCCGTGGTAAGCTACGGCCCCGTAGGTTACACCGACGTAGCTGTAGCGTACCGCTTGGTAACTTACGCCGACGTAGGCGGAGGGGTGGCCCCCGCTTCCTACGGGTGGGTAACCTACGGTGCCGTATGACGCCTGGAAATGTGACTGAGAACACACTCTCCGGGCTTGACACGGGGCACCGACCCGGGTAGAATTGTTGGTGTCAAAGGGAAAAAGAGAGAAAGGAACCCCGATGACGAAGATCGAAGCCCTCAAGTGGACCGCCGAGATGGACCTCCCCACCGCCACCGCCGAAGTCGCCTGGTTCGCCTCCTGCGGCTGGGACGAAGCCCGGGACGCCCTGCTGGAAGTCGCCGGAAGAGGCCGGTTGGGGCGGTACAGCGCCGCAGACGTCAGCTGCGCGTGGGCGAAGATCCGCCCCAGCGCCCCCGACGCCCTCTGAGCCAGAAGGCCCCCGCCCCGGCGGGGGCCTTCCCATGCCCGCAGACGCGCCCAGAATGGCCTCTGAGGCGCCTTCGGGCGCGGGGTGGGGCCACCCTACCGGCGAAGGCCCGCCAGGCCCTCAGAGGGCCGTCTGCGGCCTCTGAGGGGGTGCCCCCGAAGGCGGGGGCCGGCAGGCTGGGGTGTGCGCCTTCGAAGGCGGCCCCGAGCAATTACGCAACGTCGGTGTTGCGAAAATCCCGGAACTCAAAATGTGAGCTTGGTCTCATTTTCCGAAATCGGGACTAAAGTCCCAGCTCGAGCAACCATGTGAGCAATCTCACACTCGGAGGTGCTCTCGAGCAACCATGTGAGAAACATCACAATGTGACCTTCATCACTCTCGAGCAACCCTGGAAAATACAATTTGTGAGCTAAGACACACTTGCTCGGGAGGGTCTCCGACGCCGTCGTCAGCCCCGAGTCCCGTGTGCGAAGTCGGGCCCGGAGTCCCGTGTGCGAAGTCGGCCCCGAGCAACCCACGGAAATGTGACGAAGGACACACCGATGGGGCTTGACAGCGCCTTCGGACTGTGCGAGGATAGAGCTATCGGAACGAGAGAGAAAGGAAGTCCGATGACCGCGAAGTACCCCTACAGCCAGGCCCTGGCGAAGTCCCTCACCAAGAAGCTCGGAGGCCTCGCCTACGTCCTCCCGGGCGGAGACGTCCAGTGCGACACCCCCGACGGCACCCTGACCGTCTACGCCGACGGCGCTGTGAGAGTCCGCGAATGCGGCGAGACCGAAGCCTGGCCAACCCTCCGGAGCGCCGTCGCCGACTGGGGCGTGGAAATGTGACACAGCCCACACGGGAGGGGCTTGACAGCCCCTCCCGGAGGCCACTAGAATGAAGACATCGGAACGAGAGAGAAAGGAAGTCCGATGGACATCTGGAAGACCGCCAACGCCGGCTTCGAGCTCCGTGTGCGCGACGACGTAGGCGGGTGGGCCTGGTGAGGCGCCTCTGGGCGGCCGTCTCCGTCGCAGTCGGCATCCTGGCCGGCTGGGGCGCCGGCGAAGGCCGGCCCCCGAGCTGGGACGCCTACGCCGGAGTCCGGCCCGAGCCGACCCTCCTCGGCCTCACAGTGACGCACATCACGAATCTCGGGCTTGACATCCCCGCCGACGCCCGCTAGACTAGAACTATCAGGAAGACAGAGAGAAAGGAACACCCTGATGCACACCACCACCTTCATCCCCGAAATCGAAGTCCCCGACTTCGTCGCCAGCCTCCGGGCGGACCGCGAGCGCCAGCGAGCTCGACGCCGGAGCCGCCGTCAGAACCGCGGATGGGAGGCCTGAGATGACCTGGCTCGACTTCGCACAAGCCCTCTGGGATGCCTTCTACGGACTCATGTCCACCTCCGAAGAGCTCGTGGAGCACCTCCCGACGCCGCTGCAGTGCTTCTTCGATTGGTGTTAGTAACATCACACCGGAGGCCGCTTGACAGCGGCCTCCGGGCCGACTAGACTAGAGATATCAGGAAACAAGAGAGAAAGGAAACCCTGATGATCAACAAGTTCCTCGAAGCCGTCTCCGACGCCGACCTCATAGACGCCGCCTCCGACGCCCTAGTGGACGCGGGGTGGAGCTTGGACGAAGACCGGGAGCTGCCTTTCGAGGCGGACTACTGCGAAGATCCGGAGGTCGCCTCTGCAATCGACTCTGAGTGGAACGAGATCCAGGCCTCCACCATCTGCAGGCTCTGGGACCGGCTCTCCGACGAAGAGCGGGTGGAGCTCTGGCTGCGTGACTGCGAGGGGCAGGACCCCGACGATCCCGTCGACGCCGAGACCATCTGGGAGCGAATGGCGATGACGGTGCTAGAGAAGCTCGGGAGCGTCTACGAAGACACAGGCGCCTGCGTGACGGAGGCCTGCGTCCGAGCGTTGAGGCTGACTTCGGCGGAGGCCCTGGCCCGGGTGCTGGGCTGGTACGAAGCCGCCCGAGCGGGTGCCCGGGAGCACTGGGGCCAGCCTTCGACGGTGCGGACCTTCGACGTCGAAGCCGGCACCGTGGTAGTCCGGAACGAAGGCGGCGCCGTGGAGGCGCGACTGAGGCCAGCCTTCGAGGAAGGCGAGGACGAAGGCGCGGTCATCGTGGAGATGCTCGGGGACGCGCTCCGCGAAGTCGGGCTTGACTGACGTTTCACGTGAAACGAACTGGGGCCGCCCCCCTCTCCCCCCCGCGCGGGGGGGGGGGGGCGCGGGGCGCTATA